AGGGAGATATCCATGTATGTGACTAGGTCTGGGACTGATACGAGCATCATCTACCTCTGTGGTCGCAACTTTTCAGTCCAATTGTAGCACTTATGGAAAAGTACTAATTATTTAACACTCTAAGATTTAGTGTTAACGACTTTTTTTTGCTGCTTTCTTGACTGGAGCGGCTTTCTTGGCGACCTTCTTGGCCGGTCTGGCTGTTTTCTTTGCAGCCTTCTTGCCTGCCTTCTTGATTGTAGAGGCCCTCTTCGTGGCGGCCTTCTTGACTGCCTTTGCCTTTGAAGCTTTCTTAACTGTGGCAGCCTTCTTTGCTGCTTGTGCAGCACGAGCTCTTCTGGCAATTCTGTCGGACTCTTTAAATAGGGAGTTGCGTCTTTTTGTGTCCGGACCACCCTTTTGCCCGTATTTGCTCATTTCTTTTGCAATCGCTCGCTGCCTTGCCAAATCTTTCTTGGATGCTCCAGCCCCTTTTGCTACTTCTGCAAGTTTTTTGAGCTCGGCCTGTCCACGCCCAGAAACCTTGCCCCTGCTCTTGATGTCCTTTTCTCTACGAGCAACATTTGTGGCTACGTCTGCAAGGGTTGGACCTTGAATTGGCTGTGGCATATTAATTTTTCCTTGTCTTGGGACGGATTAACAAAATAATTATATCACCGTCATCTGTCTTGATTTGGCGGTCTTTCTACAACTGGCTGATTATCTACAGTACCAGCTGGCGCTTCAATTGGGACCCATGCCCGGGAATATGTGTGCTCTGCAATCTTCCGAGTCTTGATTATTGAGGCTTCGAGCATTACCTCTAGCTCGTCTGTCTTCATGCACAGGAGGGAAGCAAAATCATGGCGGTTATATTTTCCCGATTGCTTGAGCTTGCGAATAATGTTCGACGTCTTTTTTGCAACCAGACTCCCACGACCCCTATTGAGACGCAGGTGCATCATCATTGCTGTAAGCCCGTCGCAATCATGCTCAATCACTGGAATCATGTCCCCGTGGGCATCAATAATCCTGGAGACGTTTAGGGCCAGCAGGAGTCGTTCGCTCCCATCAATGACCTCCATGGTTGAGGCTCTGATGTGGATTGGTTCGATAAAACCAAACTCCATCAATGATGCGGACAGAACTAAAAGGTCAGGACGAAGTATGTAGGTAGCTTTCCACTCCGGAATCTTGAGCTCGCTTGCGCTTACGTATTTAATATTCAAATGTTTCATCTTTTTCCTCTGTGCTTTCAATTGTTCGTACGGCATGAGCCTTGGTCTTTGGCCCAACCGGAGTTGGGGAGTTGGAGTCAAACTGGTTTAACAACAATGTCCTAATCAAATAGTTCAACGGGTAGCCGCTTGGGTCTTGGGCCTGCTTCTGTCTGAACTTTGAAACGTAAGCTCTCGCCGAACGTGAAGGGTCGTCTCCAATAATGAAGTCATTAATAAAGTTTGATGCACCATCGAATCCGTCTTTTGCGTATGAGGATATTAATTTCTCAATGTCAAAATCTTTCCAGAGTCTTCTCTGGGCATCTATATGTGGGAAACATTCAAACAGCCTGTCGTAGAACTCTGGCTCGGTTGCGATGACATCACCAATTCTCCTAATAGCGACAGAGTGAAGTGGTATCCCAACTCGCGTGTTACTTCCAGTCAATGCGGCCAAGTCGTAGTACTCGCAATAATCAGAACCATGCTCTTCGGTTATGAACTTAAAAACATCATCCGTATTCCAGTCGTATATAACCTTCGCAAACTTCAGAGGGATTCCCCTCTTGAGTCTGTATGGAGTAACTATGTAGTTTTCATGAAGCTTTTGAACAATTGAGCGATACCTAACCATCGACTCGCTTGCGCGAACCCCGGTTATGAATGCAGTGTTGCCAACTTTCCCCTGCATTGTGTAATAGTCAGTCTGCTCTGGTAGCGAGCTAGCAGGGTCTAGTCCAAGCGTCTGGGCATTAATCGCCCATGGCGGCATGTCGCGAACCCACTGACCTGCAGCACCCCGATTGGCTCCCCATAAAAGAATTCTCTCGCGCTTTCCCAGGACCCACACTTCAGCGATAAATGGAAGGCAGTACCACTCCATGTCAACCCAGTCATAGTTTCTTACTCGTTCTACATATTCAATTGTCTTTGGGCTGACCATTTCTTCGTCTCTGAATATAACTTTTACAGGACCTAAACCGCGCTCTTCGTGAACCTCTTTCGCTAACAAGAGTGCTGCGGTTGAATCTTTTCCTCCAGAGAACTGAACACACACTGTGTCGAACTGGTCGTACACGTGACGTATTCTTTGCCGCGCAGCATCAATGCACGATATGTTTAGGAACATTCGTTGTCTGGTCATGGCATGTGTGGGTCTATGAAGTTGATTAACTTTTCAGCCGTTGTATCTCCATCGACAGCAGGGTCAGAGCGTAGCCATTTAATAAACTTGTACCACTGGGCCTGTTGGTCCGCGTTGTCAAAAACAATTGTGTACTGAACTGCCGCCTGTGGGGCGGAGCCGGGTACGGCAATAGTCGAGCCACGAGTTGCGATGTCAGAATGGTCAAGGTTTGAATTTGCAACAATCCTGTTTTCGCCAGAAGAATCTTTTTCGACCATCCCCTTGATTGAATCAACGGCATCATCAAATATTTTTTTATCGTCTATTTGTTCTTGAGTTTTTTCAACTTCAAAGTTTCTTCCATTAGTACTATTTTCCTGTATCAGCATGTCGTTTTCAAGCGATGCAAGTTCAAATTCGTCCCACCCAAGACCATCCAAGAGTTCGGGAAAGTACTCTCCTATTTCGAGAAGCATGTCAGTAAGAAGCTCTGGTTCTGTGTAGCCAAGTTCCATGGTCCTGTTGTCGGCAAGCGCAAAGGCAATTGCCCTCTTGTCGTCTGCGTCTAAAAATATAACTGCTATTTCTTCCCATCCAAGATTTATTGCTGCTTCAAGCTGGTGGTTTCCCGCAATGACGGTCGCGGTTCCGTCTTCGTTCCGCTTGGCGACAATTGGTTTTACTTGTCCGAACTCCTGATACGAAGCCATAATCGCATCTACATTGCCAATGCGAGGGTTACCCTCCAGATAGTCAAGTGCATCTACGTTTACGGCAAGAGATTTTAGTGATGGATGTATTCCGCTCATACCTGCGCCCTGACATTTGCGTTTAGTGTTCTCATTGCATCGATGGAAGTACGCAATGACAGCAATGCTTCTCTTTTTGTTTTCACCAAAGCTTCAGCGATTTTGTATTCGTAGTTAACATCATCGAGCTTATAGTCAGCCCACGCTTCTCGCTCCTTGATTGAGCCGGTCTTAGAGAGATATTCTTTCGCCCAGCTTGACTTGTAGCGAGCTTCTTTCTTTGCTCCTTCAACAGCAAGAACTTCAAATGCTTCAGTCTCTTTTTCTAGCTCTCCGAGTAGTCGTAGCATTTCTTGTTCTATCTCTATCTGGCTTATAGGTGCGCTTCTCATTCGTTTCCTTTCACTTGTAGTGGGCTCCAATCTACTTTGTCAAGAGCGTCTTTGTTCACTTTTGGCCAATCAATTGAGCTTACCCCAAGGTAGGTCTTTGCCATTTCCAGGAGTATCCACGCATCGCATTGGTCGTCGGCCCCAGGGTTCCGGAATATAATTCCTGTTTTTGCCGATATGGAGGATACGACTTCGTTCTTTGAAGCGTTCCCCTTACCGGTTGCGAACTTTGCACGGCAAGTTGGTGGAATCTCGATGAATGGAATACCCATTCTGTATAGGGTCGTTCTCACAACGCCACCGAGCTCTCCAATGGAAAATGCCTGACCGCTACGAGATGCAAAGGAATAACCCTCAATTATGACTACGCCTATTTCTTCCTCTTTGACAATATCGGAGATGGCGGACGATATTAAATCAAGCCTTTTTGGACCTTTTTCTGCAGTCGCAATTATCCCCATTTTTTTATCACTACAAAATCCCGTAGACACAAGCGATAGGTCAAGGGCTAGAAGGTTCACGACCGGAGTCTAGTCCATAAAAGCAAAAACCCGCCGAACATCTAGCTGGTTCAGCGGGTTCGTCGATTGACTCAGGCAGCGTTCAGTTGAGTCTCGATTTGCCGTAGCTTTCGCTACTAGACCTTTGACCACCCGCCTTTCTCCTACTCGGAGTTAATACTGGCTAGATGAAAAAAGAGTAACACTATTTTGTAAAGCTGAATAGTAAAGCATTTATCATTAAAAATAACAGCAGGTGGTACTGAACATGCAAAAGCCGAGTAGGTCTCCCCACCCGACTTTCGCACCTATAACGGTCCTAAGGATTACAACAATACACCCGCAATAAATACTGAAAGTGTTAATTGTAAATAAATTTTTTAAGGGTGAATTTTGAATAAATTTTTTTATATTTATTCCTAAATAAAATTTTACAATGTATAATTTCTGCGTACCCGATTTCTACATAGGAGAAAACATGTCAACAGCATCACTCGCCCCAACAACCATCACAATGAATATTGCTGGTGGACTTGCAACAACCAGCATCGTCACAATGGCTATGCCATTTGCTGGTTCCGTCACTGGCGCTTACGTAGCCGTAACCACAGCCCCAGTTGGTTCCGCTCTTACAGCAGACCTGAAGATTGGTTCTAACGTCGCAGCAGCGTTCTCGATTGCTGCCGCTGGGACATCGGACGAAGGAACACTTTCGGCTCAAGCATCAAACCTTTACTTCACAAAAGGTGCTCTCGTTAGCCTTGATGTGTCGGCTGTCGGTTCAAGCACTGCTGGTTCAAACATGACAGTTGCTTTCACTGTAGTTGAAGGCTAATTAAACTTTCCAACAAAAAAGCACCCCATTCATTGTGGATGGGGTGCTTTTTTTATGTCAAAAATCAACGCTCCCAGCCGTGTTTTGCTAAACCCAAATCAAAAGCAAGTTGAGGGTAGTTGCCAATCCTGGTGTGACATGGCCTACAAACTGCAAGAACATTGTCTGACTCGAGTATTGAGCCACCCTGCGAACGGCGAACCAACTCATGAACATCAACGCTATTGTTTTGAATAAAAGTTACCTTCTCGTCATGCTCAGCGAAAATCTTGCAAGCTTGACAAAATGGTCGTTCGCTAAGAATCTTTTCAACAAAGGGTCGTCTTAGTTCATACAGGTCGGATTGTTTTTTGCTTCTTTTATTTATGGGGCCACCTCGCTTGGGGGGTGCGCCTCGCTTGGGTGGTGCCCCTCTTTTTATCGGCTTTCGTGGCTTCACTTACTAGAGACTATCAACATCAATTTCGTCGAAATCCCAACTACCCTCAAGTGTTGCCCATAGCGCTCTATCGATAGATGTTTCTTCAAGGTCAAAATCCCTAAGCATTGAGCGATGAGTAGCAATTGCTCTCTTATAGAAATCAACCTGCTCCCATCCATCTAGGGTGATTTCGTCTCCAGTATCAATCATGGCAGCAACTTCGTCAAGCCGCTTGTCAACGTGAAACTTGAAACGACTTATCTTTTTTAGTTTTGAATCGTAAGCACTTTTTGATTCCTGGACAAGGCGTTTGCCATCCCTGCCGAGAGCCAAGTATCTAGCCTCGTCAGCATTGGAGTCGTACTCTATTTCGTCAATTTGCTCTTGGAGATTCTCGGAAAGAAACAGTAAAGCGTCTCTCCATCTTTCCCAGTTCTCTTTCAGCATTAGTTGTTTCTTGTGCAACGGTGAAAGTTTATTCTTTACTTCCTCGGCCACCATTCGCGCAAAAGCGTCATCATTCAAAAGCATTATTCTCTCCACGCCGGACATATTGTTTTATAGCTACAGAAATTGCATAAAAAAGATGTTTTTGCTTCGAAGTATCCTGTCCTGCATTTCTCATCTATTTGTGATTTTGTTTCCACAATCATCTGTTCAAGTTTTACTATCTCGGAATGAGTTACTTCTCTCTTGAGTTTTACTCCCTCCTTGAGATATAGGAGTTCGACCGTGTCCACATCCCCAACACCGAGGTTGATTAGTAGTTTTGCATATATAAGCAACTGAGCAAACTTCTCGTCAAGGTCGTACTTTGGTGTTTTGCCAGTTTTGTAGTCGCTTACAGTGAGCGACATTTTTCCACTTGTCTGGCTGTACCTGTCTATAAATCCACGTAGTCTTACTCCGGCGATTTCGCCATTTAGCTCATACTCAAGCCCTGCTGGTTCAAAACTTTTTGGGTCTTCTAAATTCCACAAATTCTCAACACAGAACCAAGCAGCCCAACGGAACTTGCTCAACGCCTCAGAGTCACTAAGGTTTCGTATTTTGTACGTCACCTTAAAACCATCAACAACCTTTAGCGCTTCGTCTTCCCATTTTTCGTCCCATATTTGTTTTGCTATTGGTCGACAGCTTTCAATTGTTCTTAGTTCTGCAGGAAGTTTGTACATCTCCTCAAGAATGTCATGAACAAAATTACCCAAAACAGCCCAATGGTTTGATGGGTCTGGTATCAGGTCAATTTTATTGAACTTGAATTTCTGCGGACACTGCTTAAATGTGCCTATAGAAGATGGCGACAAATAGTCGGGAGCCTTAAGCTCACTTGTCATCTGCGACCACGTATTCTCCACCGAAGGAAAGACGTGTTGCTTCCGCTATCAACTTATCAAGGGCGTCTTCTGTTGCGGTCTCTCTCTTTGGCTTCGGCTGACCGTTGCTGTATGTGGACCAGTACTCGTTGAGCTTTTCTCTGTTTTCTGCAGAGAGGGCTTTTGCGAGACCAACAAAATTGTCCCACTTGCTTGAAACTTCAGGTGTCACTCGTGCCTCTGCTTCCGCTTCGCTTTCCATTACTTGTTCAATTTCGATTGCTTCTTCACTGCGAGCAAGATACAAACCAACGCCTAATGTTTGCGCAGCTTTTTTTAACGCATCAGAGACAGCACCCTTAACTTCGTCTCCGATATCGACTGGCTCGCCCTGCTTGTTGATTTTGATTTTTTGTCCACCAACTCCATCACGGTAAACCGTCTCGCCATCTATGTTTACTTTCAATGCGACATGAGCGACAATTGACGTTCCGAGCTGTTGCCAGTTGCTAACAGTGAAAGACCAGTTCTCAACTCCGAGAACTTTGTTCATTCGGTTGATTACTTCACTTACAGGAATGTAAATTAGGTTTGCTCCGCCCTTGTTGAGTCGGCGCTCCATCTCTGATGGAAATGGCTCGGATAGGTTTTGATATGTATTATTTGTCATTTGCGTCGCCCTTTCTGACGATAATGCTTGTTTTCAGAACACCAGTTTCACAGTAGTTATCAACATTGATTCCAAGGCTTGAAAGTTCTTTTACTCTCCAGTATGAAGGTTGAACGTAATCAAGAACCTGCATTGCAATCTCTTCGGGGGACTTGATGATTTCACCAGTATCCATGTCCACAGACATTCTCACAAGCTTCTGCGCAACAACGCTTGCAAGGTCCTTGTGTTGCCATGCTCGGCGCTCATAGGAGCTTTTTTTCTCGACAACTCCACCGTTTTTGAGTTGCACATTTTTGCCGTCAGCGATGAGCTGACCGACGGATACAGACAGGGAATCGTAGACAGATGACATGTCCCTTTTAATCATGTTCATCTCATACAAAATGCCACAAGCATCTTCTACATCTGGTTGTGATTTTATATAGTCATCAAGTTCTCGCTCAAGGTCGAGAATATATTGACGAATATCAGCAATTCTTTCTGGTGTCATATTAGTAGTCCTTATGTAGGTTGTTAATAGTTACTCAAACTACTATAGACACTCTTCCGCGCTGAGGCAACCCCAAACCAGTTAAATGTGTAAAAGCTCCAACAGCAGAGTCAACCTGGTCGTCGTGGTCGCAGGCTTCCGGAAATGAGGAGAACTCGTCCAACCAATCGGACAGCCAGGTTCCACGGACAACGCGAACATTGCCATTTGCGGTAGCCGCAGCAAACGGTCTAGCTCTCGTCACCTTGTCACCAGTTGAGCGAATTGCCGCAAAATCGTAGCCTGGGAGAACATATCTGGCATATTGGTCCATTAGCGCCTTGCCAGATGAGCCTGGTTCCTGCTCCATCCTGATTGGGACCCCTTTGCCATCCTCGTAGGCTGTTCTGGAGATGAGTTCTTCCACCTTCTCGCCCCTGACCCGTGCCTTCTTCACGTCTAAAATATAGGCGATTCCTTGGTCAAACAACATAAGGGTTCCAACGGTCCAGTCAGGATTAGGGTTGGAATGGTTTGGCTCGGTCGCTGCAAGGTCCCAAAACCTTACCGCTCTAGCCGATGAGGTTATTTGGGGTATTTCGTCCGTATCCATGATGACCATAGAGGTTCTGTCGAAAAGGGTACCCAGAGTAGTGCTCCACCAGTCTCCTTCTTCCAGTCTGCGTCGTTCAATGGGGTCAAGGGCCTGTAGGGCTTGGCGGTACGAAACAGCGTCAATTCCAGGGTTGTCTGTCAGCTTGGAGGGAACAAAAATCCGACCTTCGGTTTTTCCTTCAATGATGAAGCGCTGTCTAACCCAATTGGGGGCAGGGTTTGAGGCCGCCCTCATTCGAAGGGGGACGGACGCAAGGGGCCCAGACGCGGGTCGGCGGAGACGGGAGAACATGTATCTATAGTCTGATTCCCTAATTTCGGTGACCTCGTCCATGCCTATGAACTGAAACTCTGAACCTTTATAACGAAGGTAGTCACCAGTGTTGTTTAGGTAGCCGAATGAGACTCTTGCCCCAGAAGGGAATGTCGCTTGAAAACTGTTGTTGTTCCAATGAATATCGTCATAAAGAGCCGCCCACGACTTAAAACGGTCCATAAGCGCTCCAGGAAGCGAAAGGTCGGCAAACGTGCGACGGAAAAGAATTGCAGAGTAATTTGGTACGTCAACGTACTGCAAGGCGGACATCAGGAGGGCGGAAGACTTGCCACCACCGGCCGCTCCACCGAACAATGCCTCAATGGAATTGGTGCGCAGAAAAACCTTCTGATTTATTGACGGTTCCTCTGGGCAAAACGGAGGCATCTTCGGTTGAAGGAACTCGAGTACCTGATTCCAATTTGTTGTCATATTTTATTCGCCTCTCAATACAGTTAAGCACGAAATGCGCTACTGTAGGTGATATGTCAAAAACACCACCAAGAGTCAAAAGTTTATCACCGAGAATCAAATCTTTATTTAAACGGCCTACATTCGCCAATTTGTTCATGGTTTCATTTATACTGTTTACCAGTGTTGGTTCGGCAATGATATTTCTACCCGCCGGATTTATAGTGGCAGGCATAACGTGTGGGTTTTTTGGCTTCCTATTAGGTCTTGAGTAAATATGGCATGGAATCAATCGAGTAATAAATCACTCGCAAATGCGCAGTCCAAGGAGCTTGGACCTGGCGCGCCCGTAGCGCAGAATCCAAGCTACGCAGGAAGACCATATCGAGACTCGTGGGATGTTGAGCGCGCATACCGAGAAGGCATGCAGAAGGTCACGTGGGTGGCTAGATGTATTGATGCAATTGCTGGAAACCAGGCGCGTCTGCCAATCATCCTGCGAAAAGACAACTCTCCAACTGGAGAAATACTCATTGGCAATAAGGCGAAAAACAATTCTTTGCTTGAGGTTTTGAACACTAAATCAAACATTGGCGAAAACTCGTTTATTTTTAGATACAGAATGTCGGCACAGTTGCTGCTCGGTACTCGTGGTGTATTCATTGAGAAGGTTCGTGGCAGGGACGGACGAATCATTGGACTCAATCTTCTGCCTCCACAATCGACATCACCAATACCAGATGCAAAAAAGTTTGTTTCTGGATATGAAGTTCAAATGCCTTATGGTCAAAAAGTAATCATGAAGCCAGAGGACGTGTGCTGGATTAGACGACCACACCCACTAGACCCATACCTGTCTCTAACCCCACTTGAGTCTGCTGGTGTCGCTATTGAAATAGAAAACCTTGCAAAGCTCTACAACAGGAACTACCTGCTAAACGATGGAAGGCCAGGCGGTCTTTTGGTTCTTCGTGGAGAAATTGACGACGACGATAAAGAGGAGCTAAAGAGCAGGTTCCGTGGAAACATCGGAAGGGCTGGACACACAACTGTCATCTCCGCTGATGATGGAGTTGACTACGTCGACACTTCTGCCTCACCAAGAGATGTCGCTTACGCGCAGATGCGACAAATTACCAAGGAAGAAATTCTTGCTTCGTTCGGTGTCCCAGAATCGGTAATTGGCAATGCTGCGGGAAGAACATTTTCCAATGCAAGCGAAGAAATACGCGTTTTCTGGATGGAGACAATGCTCCCCCATCTAGAGCCACTTGCTCGCTCGCTCGACGAACTGGATGAAGAGTATTACGTTGACTTTGACACAAGAGAAGTGCCAATTCTCCAACTCTACAAACAAGAGCGAGAGAGGTACCTGATGCAGGAATTCCAATCTGGGCTCATCAGTAACAACGAGTACCGAACCGGCTCCGGAAGAAAAGAAGTAGAAGCCGACCTTGCCGACTCACTGCTCATGAATCCAAACCTCATTCCTATTGCTAACACTAAGAAGAAAATGGAAGATAAGCCGTCCGTTGAAATGGGTGGCGCTCCTGGCGCTCCGGTCCCTGGGGCTCCGATGCCAGAGGTCCCAATGCCTGGAATGGAGGGTCAACCACCACTTGACCCGAACACAATGCAGGGGGCCCTTGCAGAAACACAAGCCCCAGCGGCGCCAGCAGGTCCAGACCAACTCGCCCAAAGCACAATCCCACCAGAAGCACTGGCTGCGGTCGCGACAACTGCAGAGCCAGTTCCAGCGGGGGCAGCTTCTGCGACAACTGGGGAAATGATGTATAAATCCATAGAAGATGAACTTCAATCCAAGAGCACAGAGTCGCTTGATAGGTGGAATGAAATTCTCAATCGGAGTATCGAGAGAGTGGTCGAGAGACAACAGAGAGTTGTCCTAGAGAAGGCAGGCGGCTCAAAAGCCAAGAAATCACTGTTTGCTGGGACGCTAGAAATAGACTCAATCCTGTCCCCTGAAGTATGGGACAAACAGATGGACGAGGATATTAGACCTGTTATTTCGGCGATTATCCAGGACGCTTACAATACTTACAACAGCGCATACGGGAACAAGACCGCCAAGACCATGAACCAGTCCGACCTAAATGCCCAGATAAATTCGCAAATGATAAGAATAAAGAACATAAATATAGAGAATTTTAACAATGTCTCTTCTATTATGTTCAATTCACTTTCGGTGATGGGTGAAGAAGAACGGGCTGCCTCGTTTAGGGGAGCACTCGTGAGCATGTATGCGAACTTGATGGCTAAGCAAAGATTTGAATTAGCAGAGGATGAATCAAGAAGAGCTTGGAAGTTCGGGCAGTTCATTTAGCGAGTTTCAGTAAAACAACAGATTTCCATTTCTTTTACTGAAAGTATTTTAATTTATGGAGATACTTGCTGTGAGCGTGTTCTTTGTTGCTCTAATATCGTTTAGAACCAAGGAGCGCTATGCCAAACTCTAACTTCGGAAACATTCAATACAAGGCCTCGAATGGTCTCATCAAACTAGATGAACTAGAGGGTATTGTCGAATGTTTCGTTTCCGGAATTGGCAATAAAGACTCCGTTGGCGACATCTGTGCTACTGGCGCATTCGCCAAGAGCCTTCAACGCCGCAAGCCTCGCGTTGTCTGGGGCCACAACTGGAACGACCCAATTGGTAAAGTTCTAGAAATTTACGAAGTCCCAGCATCGGACCAAAGACTCCCAATGAAGATGAAGATGGCTGGAATTGGTGGTCTGTACGCAAAGGTGCAGTTCAACCTTCAGTCAGAAAAAGGCAAAGAAGCGTTTGCAAACGTCGCTTTCTTTGGCGAAGAGCAAGAGTGGTCGATTGGGTACAAAACCCTTAGAGCGCAGTACGATGACAACCTTCAAGCAAACGTCCTCTACGAAGTAGAACTCTACGAAGTATCACCTGTTCTTCATGGCGCAAATCAACTGACTGGAACAATCTCGGTCAAGAGCGACGAAGAGAAAATGCACGGAATGATGCCTATGGTAATGGGTGCTCCGACATCGCCGGAACCACGACGAGATGGAATCTTCGACGAAGGTGTTTCGCAGAGAATTAGTGGACCACAGCTTGCTGGCGTAGTTGCAGAACTTTCGCGCCGCGCTGCAGGGCCAGTGATGGTTGTTGAGGCAACAGAGAATTCTGTAGTTTTTGTCAAGCCAGGAAAAGGAAAATTCAGAATTGGATACCACTTCACTGGAAGTGAGTACATGTTTGGTAAGCCAGAACTAATTCATGCAGAACAGCCAAAACCGGCAATTCAATCTGGTCCGTCTCCAATGCCTGGAATCATGGGCAAGCCGAACAAGCCTTCAACAAATAATCCTGCGATGTCAATGCCTGTTGCCATGAAGCCAGGTAATGGTGGAATGATTATGGTTCCGTTGACCCCCGTTCAATATGAAGGTTCTGAAGACAAAAAGAAACCAGAGCTTGGCGCAGAGGAAAGCGAGCTTGCGGAATCGCTTGTTCGTATTGCTGGTAAGTATGGAAAGTTTGACGAAGATGGTGACGGAATCTGGGCTGGATACTATCCGCCAGCAGAAAACAAAGTAAAAAACATTGGCGTTAAGTGCTCGAATTGTGTCCTCTATCTAGGTGAGGGCAAGTGCAAGATTCTCGACCTGAAGGTGGAGGATGAAGGCAAGTGCAGATTTGCAATTATCCCAGACGGAGTTGTGGTCGGATTTGGCAAAAAAGAATACAGCGACATCCTTGATGATGAAGAAATCAAGATGATTGAAGATATTGAAGCCAAATACCCTGGTGAATTTATTCTTGGAACCTTCAGAAATCTTGTTAAGAAGCGCAGAAAGAAGCGCAAGTCATACAAGACTCTCGATGAGTGGGGCACAGAGGAGCGCGAGCTCGAAGAGAAGGGTCTCGACCCATTCTTGGCGCACGAGTATTCATATGTCATCCCAGTTAATCCTGAAGATGCTTTTGAGTTCAAGTCAGTAATTGACCCAGTTCTTGATTATCACAGAATTGATACCATCGTTAATGAGTACGGGATTGTAATCAACTCCCCACTAAGCCAGGAATCAAAGGATGCCATCAGCACTGCTACGGCTTCTGCTTATAGTTTTTTAAAAAAAAAAATAGCCTCTGAGGATATAGAAGAAAAAGCACTCGGCCGCAGAATTGCTGGTCGTGCTATTGACAGACCTAGTATCGGCGGAAAGAAGCGCCGTGGTGGACGCGGGATGGGAATACCATCTGGCGACCTTGACCCACGTACCCGTAGAGACAGCAACCTCGACGGAACACTGTTTGACAATGTTCCTGGATGGGAACAGCCAGACCCAACTCCAAGCGGTCCTG